TGTCAGTATATTCTGCGCCCGTTGGGATTAAAGTAGCATCGGTAGTAACGGTCAAGTTATCAATTGAACCTGTAAACTCACCACTACCACTACCAAAAACAGCCCATCTTAAATAATGGGTTCCAGTTTGTTGTGAGTTAAAGTAGTATGTGTTAAATCCACTTGAGGTTATAGAAGTACGTTCTACCAAGAACTTACCATCTGGCTCCATAACATCAAATGAAATTTCATCATAGTGACCAACACTTGCAGTAAAACTTGCAGTATATCCAAGACCTTCAATTACCGACAAACTTCTATTTAATGTAGCGCCACTAAAGTTTGATGAAGACATTACAAGAACATTACCAATCACACTTGCTGTGGTGGACTCACCATCACGACCCGTAATCAATTCATTTAGTACATACGTTGATGGTAGTGGTCCATCAATGTTGTATTCATCTTGAACAAGAGAGCCAGAAGTTACTTCTTTGTTTACATAAAAATTATCAAATCTGCCAGCAACACCATCACTACCATCAGTATCAAAATAAGTCCATTGTAATTTGTGTATACCTGTTGAGTTTGGGGAAACTTGTATTGATTGAGTTACGCTCTCTATGATATTATTCGCATATACATATCCATCTTGGGTACTTCCATTTCCACTACCATCCGGTTCGTATACTCTAAAATCTACACCATTAAGGCTACCAATGTTCATTTCGAAATAAATATTGTAGGTAGTACCGAACTGCATATACGCATCGAGGTTTACAGTTCCACCACCAAAGTATGATGCTGAAAATTGTAGAGCCCCATCGACTACATTGATAGATGGTGATGTACCATCTGACCCAACAATTGATTGTGTTAGGGATAGGTCACCAGCCGAAGCCAAGAAATCATAATAAACATCAAGACCTGGCAGTTGAGCAGGAGTTGCTGCTTTACCAACTGTTGAATTTTCAACATCCCAAATAGACCCACTTGCCTTGTAAACCCAACTTGAATCAACTTCGATGTGAGGTGTATCTGATTCAGAACCGAATCCCTCTTGCCACGATTCTTTAACGGGATAAACATACAAGTCGTAGTCGGATGCGATTCCTCTACTTTCGACATTTTCCAATCTCAATCGGTATTGTGGTGATGTGATTTCACCATTAACAATAGAAGATGAAATGTTAGTTAGGTCAAATTGAACCAATGCTCTACTATTGCCTAATAGGGTTTTGTTGTTAGTATCGTAAAACTTACCAACTTCAAGAATTTCATCCTTACCAGTATTTTGATTCTTACGATGAGAATCTTCATAGATTGTGGTGTCTTTATTTGGATATATTCTGTAAATCATTTTCTACCTCTTAAAATAATGTTATCACCTTGCCTCTAATGTCAGCGTCTGGATATTTCAATTCAAAAATAGATGGGTCTTTTGGTGGGTAGATAATACCATTCTTCGTTGCGTCCTTCATATCATAGAAGTTGTTTGAATAGTTTCCTTCTACTTTACAATTAACTTGAAGACCCCCGACCCCATCTTTATCAGGTCTAACAACACTTTGTACACCATCAACACTATCTAATAAAACATACACATCGGTCAGTACGATTGGTCTTCCAATTTGCATTCTATCAATGTGGAAGTATTCTTTTAATTTATTAATACATTTTAAAAGAACCTCGTTTGAGTTGTAGTTTGGAAGTACAATGATTTCAAAGTCGATACCAAAGTTTACAACATATGCATTCTTAATATTCACAGCATCAGTCAAGATACGATAGTAAGACAAATAGTTTTGTAAGTTTTGTTTAGTAGCAGCATTCAAGTTCTTCAACTTCTTATTGGCGTCATATCCCAATGTATAGAAGTTGATTGCTAATTGGTTTGCGATAGGATTGTTACCATCATCCAACTTGGTGTTGATTTGCCAATCGGGAGCAACAAACGCTTTAGCAACCGAACCAAATTGTGGTGGCATTGCGTATGCTCTTAACAAGTAATCCTCGGCCGTCACCGAACGATGTTGTGCTCTAATGTATGCGGCTGCGTTGTTACGGACTTCTTCAAGTTCTTCTTCGTACTTACCACCACCGGCAGATGCTTCATTGGTTACGGCAACTGAATTTTTAATCACATTATAAACATCAGACACTAACCCAATTGATTCGTTTTCAAGTACGCGTTCTACAATTGTAGTTAGGTCTGAAGATGGTACATTATCATCTACACCATTACCCACTCTATAAGTTACGGTAAGTGTTGTGTTTGAAGGAGCCACTCCATATGTTTTAGCATACATAAAGTTTGATGGGTCAATACCTTGGTCAAGGTCACCCGTTGATGGGTATAACGCAGAACCTACATTGTCTGGGTTTGGTAGAATCTCTTCATCAGCGTTCGATGAGATGCCAGCACCAAATTGAATATCAAGTGCACCTTCATCGGTTACACGAGTCACGAATCGTTTTGGAACACGGTTTAGTTTTAATAATGCCGGAGTTTCAGTTGCATATGATGACATTGCTAATGAATAATCGGTTGTGTTTGGTACTTCTTCAAAAACAGTGTCTTGTCCAAGGTATTCTACTTTTGTCCACTCATCATCATCATCATCAGTAATTTTGATTACATCGATGAGGCCGTCATCTTCGAGTCTGATTTTATCATAAATCTTTGGAGAACCAAAATTAAAAGTTCTTGTTTTTTCAGTACCACTAACTGCCTTTACCAATTTCTTAACAAGGTAATATACCGGCTCATTTGTAGATTCATCGGTTTGATAAACTGAAACTTCAGTTGGGTCAAATGAAGATGAGAACGCAAATCTAACTTTACTGATTGTTGAGAATGTAACATTTGTATTTGATGTAGAACTTACAATCATACCTTCTTTTAGTGTTAATGCGTAATCCCAATTTGGTTTTACATTATCACCACTACCTACGGCTGGTAGTAATTGATATACAGTTAAGATTGTAGTAGCGGGAACATTTAACTTTGGAGAATATCCAAATGTTTGTGCTATATTAAACACATTTGATTTTTCCTGAGCTTGTTCAAGAATTGATTCTCTTAACTGAACATCCGTGTAATATGAAAGAACATCACCAACATATGATGCCATTTCCATAAACATCATACCAGGAGATGCCTCGTTGAAGTCGTTATAAGTTTGTGGGAAGTAATTTTTAGAAAAATCAATAAGATTCTTACGGATATCTCCAAAGTCCTTACCAATTAAACTTACATCTTTTTTAATTTTATCAGCCATTTATATACCTCAAAGAATTGATACACTACCCTGATTGGTTACGAGTATTGTTATATTTTCGTTTGCACCATTTTCTGTAATTTTGAACTTCATTGATATTGAGACCCTATTATAATCCTCTTCAACATTAATAAGTATGTTGTCAATGATAATGTAGGGTAGCCAATATTTTATATCCGCACGTAGAGATGAATCCAATGCATCACCAAGGTCTGGGGTCATTTGTTCAAATAGTAACGAGTAGACATCTGTTCCAAAATCAGGTTGAAACGGCCGTTCACCCTTTTGGGTTAATATTAAATTTTTTAGATTTGATATTGACTGTTCTTCAGTAGTGTATGAAGATTTAAAAATAGGAGTACCCCCCATTGGTAACATAACACCAATAGCAGTATTCTTCTTTAAGTCAAGAGGATTTATTTTATATTCAGGCCGGTTTCTTGCCATTATTTACCCTTCTTCTTGTCAATAGCTTTCATTAGTTGAGAATAATCTCGTGTAACTGCGTTTACAACTGCTTGCCCAGCTTCAGTTTGTTGAAGTTGTTGTGCTGATACTTGACCACCCTCTGCTGTTTGGAATGTTGCGTTTTGAGTATTAACTCCACCACCCCATGCTTGTGCTTGCGATGCATTAAACACACCACCTTGGCCATTGATACTTCTCCACTCACCACCTTGTGCGGTTTCGTTCAACATATCATTTAACAGTGACTTGTTGGTGAATGTTTGTTTGGTTTGTTGTGTAGTCTCAAAGATATGTTCTACATCAAGCGGGTCCGTTTCAACAACCATTGGTTGTGATTGTTTCATCTCTTTAAGGATAGATTCACGAATTGACTTTTCACTTTTAGCCACTTCCTTCTTCACTTCTTCCTTAATAATAAGTTGAATTGCTTTAATTAGTTTCTTTGTATCCATAGTAATAAATATAATTTATATATAATTATTGTTTCATTGTTTGTAATTGAGTTTTTACCCGAGTTATCGTAGATAATAGTTGAGGCCCACCAGCCGTTAGTGATGCGACTGGCCCACCAAGGTTGGCAGCAGCAGTTAGTTGTGGTGCTAATTGTAATAGTGCATCGGTGATTGCTTCCAACTGACTAAATATCGTATCCATATCAGCTTTCCAACCTTTAGTAGAAATATTAACTGATTTCTTACCACTAATAAGAACTGAATCTTTCTTTGAGTTTATAATAACTCGTTCGGAGTTGATTACGATTTGTGGTTTTTCATATGAACTTACAGACACCACACCAAGACTGAACTTTTGAGATGGTTGAATTTTTATAGTTTGTTTAGAACCCAACCAAATAGATGAGTCATCTTTATTGATATCTTCTATAACAAATTTATTATAACCATTTGAAAGGCCAGCGCCGTTTCTAATAATAGTTATCGGAGATTCTGGTGTAGTTGAAGACCACGATGGTTTATTTGTTGAATCAGCGTTATCTGGTGTATATCCAAATCTTATTGAATTACCAAATCTACCTTCGTGAATGACATCTCCGGCAAATGGTTGTAATTGAGATAAATCAGATACTTCTACGAACTCTTTGTTCTTCTCATCGGTTGATGATGCGTTGTTTGTGTTAGATACACCAGCACCTGCAAACCCATATGAACCTCCAACAATAAGTCCTTGTAATAAAGTCGAGTTCTTAATTATGTTATTGTTAACATTACCTTGAAGGGCAAGTGGTGACATATAGTAGAATACCGTTTTACCCGAACCTAATCCTGATATAAAATCAGATGGTCCTTTAAACACTACCACCTGTTCACCAACAACAGGAAGTTGTTTTAAGTTTTGGCTTAATGGTTTTGCGTATATACGTTGGCTGTTTATTGCGCCAGTCTTTAATAATGCCTGTATTGAATATGGTCCGTATTTAGCATCATCTTTTAAATACACTTCAACTACTTGTGCGAATTTCATTCAGCATCTCCATCTTCTTTAGGTAGGTCTTTTTCAACCTCATCAATTGCGTCCATAAGTTGTTTCTTTTCTTCTTCTGAAAGTAAGAAACCACCCGATTCAGCTGATGTGTTGTCCTTCATCATTCGTTGAACGATTGCCGCAAGTTTGATTAGAGCATCATCGTTCCTAACGGAGATGTCAAGGTATTCCTTAATCAAAGGAACTACAACTGCAGCATCGTTCAAGTTCTTGACCATTGGTTCAAGTTGAGCAATGAGTAGTTTTATTTGTCGGTCTTTCTTTTTCTGATTGCTGTATACATCTGACATTAAATCAGCAAAAGATTTACCTTTAAAGATTTCATCATCTTTAGT